AACTGCATATAGGCAGTGCTCAATGTCAATGTATCCTGTGTTCTGCCGCTCAAGCATCAATTCTAATATTTTCGAATATGCATCTCTTATGTAAGGTAACATAATCGAATCAAAACTCCACAATCTGGACATGTATTGTGCTTCGACCCCGCCAGTAATATCTGACGGAAATTGACTTTTGAATGGACCACGAATTACAATTTTTTCTATTGCAGACTTATGGATGTCTAAGTTGAATTTAGAATTTAAACGATATCGACCACTAATCTTAAAAACTCTATCACAGTTAAATTGTTCGACCGATTCAAAATATGTTTTATACATTAAGACTTCAATAACATTTTTTACAACATCATGATTATGAATTTGTTGAATTCTTTTTACATTTTCATCTTTAGCGTAAGAGATAACATCTTTGACGCCAAGTTCGTTATGAAATTGTTCTAGATGAATTTGACTTATTTCTCTCACACCTCCGTCTAGAATAATCATTTCGGCGCCAGGGCAATATGTTTGTATTGATTTGCATGTTGCTGCGGTTTGAGCAAACCTCTCGCGCGGCGTGTATATTCCGTGTTTCGCATTGATTGCGGAACTAATCAAAAACAAATTTTTCATGATATATTAAGCCCGCTTTTTGGTTGTTGCCCTAGTTGATTTTGTTTGTCTTGGTTTTTTCTGTGCCACAGGCTTAGAAGATTTTTCGCTTTCTTCTTTTTCCGCTTCTATTTTAGATTTCAATCGATTCATGACCTCTTCGCCTTCCATCCAAAGGTCTTTGTTATTGAGGACAGATTCAATTTCCTCTTCTGTCAAGAATTTTTCGTAAATTTTTTGTACAATTTTTTCCGACCATTTTCTTTCGTTGATGAGTTGATCATACATCTCACCACCTTTACCAAAAGAGAATCCAGAATAATTGTGAATCATGAATAGGCAGTGATCAGAGATTTCAAAGTTTTGTGCTGAGAGAAAAATCATCGTTGCCGCAGACATGCAGCAACCCTCTGCCGATGCAATCGTTGTTGCTTGAGTTTCAGATAAGGCGCGCAAAAATTGAATCGTGGTGAACAAATCGCCACCAGGAGAATTGATGTTAATTCTAACAACATCATTTTCATTTGCATTTCGTATGATATCGAAGCAGTCCAAATAGTTCTCTGCGGATCCAATTTCTCCGACAAGATAAATTGTGATCAAATTGCCGAGAGGCTTGACATCATAAATTTTGTTTGAATTTATAATCTCATCCAATTTCTTCAAGTCCGAATTTGTTTTATTCATATATCACCTATGATTTATTTATTACTTGTTGATATCCAAACTTACATATCCAATATGCATCAATGATATCTGAGGATGGATTCCACTGCTTCTCTGTCATACTTAGTCTACTTTTTAGATCAATTTGAGTTTCTTCTATAAAAAACTCCTGCATTTTTTCCTTGTTAGCGTTACCTTTGCCAGTGGCAAACTTTTTGATCACCGTGGGAGGAACAGTTTCGTATTCCAATCCAAAGTTCCACATTCTATACTTTAGAATACCTGTGTTCTCTGCTATGTTGAATACTCGACCTTTAGATCCGAGGGAATAGTTTTCTAGGAAGACTTTTGAAACTTCACGCTCTAGCATTCTATCAAGAAAAAAAGAAGAAATCAAGTCGAATCTTTGAATTTCCGTAGGGTATTCGAAATAACTTCCTACGATATTATCAACTATTACATCATATTTTTTTGTTTCCGTCAAAAAGAAAAAGGAGCAATTGTCATATTTCCATTCTTTTTCAGTATCAAATATGCATATTGCTGGTGATGTCATCGAGTAGTCAATGCCAGCAATAATCATCTCCAGTCATCTCGCCAATCTTCAGTAAAAAGATCGTCATCGGATTCATTCCAATCATCTTTTATTTTATCTGATTCCTCTTCCGCAATTGATGATGGGTCGATTTCCGCCCCACAGCATGTACAAAATTTGGGTTGTCTTTTTTGGCCATCGAAAAATATATCTAATGAATAGTCGGCACCACAAGATTCACAAAAAATATGAAAAATTGACATATAACTCTCCCATAAATGAAAATGTCAATGTTATATATCCGATTAGGAAATCATTGCTTTAATTGCACCCACTAAACCGTATATCATGAGCATAAAGAATTCAATTACAATTACGGTAAGAGCACCCAATAATGCTCCAACGATAAAATCATCATTTATTTTTTTCACCATTTACCTGCCTCACGTCCGAAATCAAAAATCCAAGCAAAGAATTTTATCGCTACAGTAAGAGTTATAATTAACATTGTTCCCCAAAAAACATTTTCTATAAATCGCTTTCTTCTTCTCGCTTGATCACGAATCATTCTCTCTCTACGCTCACGTATTTCTCGGCGCAGTTGAATGAACTGACTGTATCCTTCGGCACCCAAATGCTGCAATTCTCCATAGTAAAACATATTATATATTTCTGCATCCATTTCTCTAAGCTTTTGTTGTGCTATGATAATATCAAAGGCTTCGGCTGTTTCGCTTTTTCCAAATCCAATTTTCTCAAAAATGCCATGCTTTTGTTCGCCAGTATCACTTTTTCTATCATTAATTAACTGTTGTAGTTGTCCAGCAGCATCGGCCCACTTAGAAAGCTGTTTATAAACACCTTCCACTTCCTGCCCAACCTTAACCGCAGCCTTAAGACCATTAAAGGCTGCGGTAACAGTCCCCATTAGTGTTATTGGATCCATTAATTCGCCAAAGGATTGTCTAACGCTTTCTTAATTTTATCATCCACTTCACGGCGAATAGTTCTAAGTTCAGCATTTGTTTCACGCTCAATACGATTGACACGCTCATTAACATTCTGCACGGTAGAATCTACTTGTTTCTGCATTTCTCTCACTTGTGAATCAGCACTGCGGCGAATCTCTTTTATTTCACTATCAATTTGTCTACGGATATCATTAATGTCTTTTTCGACTTCACGTTGAGCAACTTTTGAACCACGTTCAACGCCTTCTAAAACTTGTTCGGTTCGACGAATATCGCCTTTGAGATTCGTGTTCACATCACGGGTGTATCCCAACATCTTTTCGTTATCTGCTTCCAATTTTATAATTCTTGCTTCATACTCACTGAAATCTGGTGCAACATAATTTGCAATTTTCTTCTTCATGCCCTCATAATCTTTATACGCCTCGAAGACACCATACATGCCTCCAATCACAGAAGAAACAATACCAAATGCGATCATCAATTTAGCGGGTGTAAAGCTGTATCCGCCGATGCTGATGACAGTATCTTTACTTGCATACTTCTTCATTGCATCTTGAAGTTCATCGACTTTTTTATCTACATTCTTATCTTCTGTACTGCTCATCTACCATCTCCTTATGGATTCTATCCGATCTTTGATTTAATTGTCTCAATGCCCTCGCATTGTCTACAATAGTTACTCTCTTATAAATATCTTCTGCTTTGTAAAAAGGCATGTCAGGTAATTTTGCCTGTTCATAAGCACTAAAACCAGGAACAGTCGATAATGAAGCCATCACATCATCTTGCGGGTCCTTTTGAGCGTTTCTTTGGGAAGCTTGTTGACTTCTTTGTTGAGCGGCCGCGCGCCTTTGTTGTTGTTGCGTTTGTGTTGTTTGTGGTTGGAGGGATTGTGGCGAAGCATTACGACTTGTTATACCAGTTCCTAGTTGCTGCGATTGTTGATTAGAACTGAGGGCCTGATTTACAATAGGATCACTTGTCACTTGCGGTGTAGTTAATAACTTAGCAGCATCTTCATTACCCACCGAAGGCACAGGAAGTGATGTTGTTGTAGTTACTGTGGTAATTTGCTGTGCAGTGGTATAACCTGGGCACTGTGGATTGCTTTGTGGGTTAGCAGAACATGCATCAGCAATTTGTTTCTTTCTAAAAGCGTCTGCATAACCTGGGCAACCAGAATTGTATAAAGGGTTTGCCATGCATTGCTGATTGAAAAATGCCTGTTGGTACAGTGGGCAAGATGTAGAAAAAAGGGGATTAGAAGTACACTGTTGGTTTAAATATGCTGATTCATAAAGTGGACATGATGTACTCGAAAGCGGATTTTCATTGCAGGTCTTATCAAACAAAGCCTTAGCATATCCTGGGCATTGTGAAGAAAATAACTGATTCAAATTACACTGTTGTGTTTGATAGGCAGAAGCATATCCTGGGCATTGTGGAGAAAATAGTTGATTCAAATTACACTGTTGTGTTTGATAGGCAGAAGCATATCCTGGGCAACTCGAATTGTATAGAGGATTGATTGTGCATTGCTGATTGAAATACGCCTGTTGATATTGTGGGCATTGTGGAGAAAATAACTGATTCAAACTACATTGTTGTGCTTGATAAGCAGCAGCATAGCCTGGGCAATTCGATCCAAATAGGGGATTTGTTGAACATTGTTGATTGAACCATGCTTGTTGCCATCCTGGGCAAGACTGACTGTATAATGGGCTAATTGCACATTGTTGCTGTAGAAATGCTTGTTGATAACCTTCGCATGTGGGTGATGCAAGGGGATTAGCACCGCAAGGATCAACAGAATATCTTAAACGAACATCTATATCTCTTATTTCTGGGCCGTAATAGCCCCTCCATTGTCCATCATCTCGACTTGAAATATCTATTGAGACATTTCCTACAGATGCCAAACTATACTTATTAGTAAAATCTTCAGTTCCTGTAAATCGCGTCCAATCGTTGATACGCCTACCATAATCAAAAGTTTTATTTTCTATGATATTGATATTCGTACTATCATAAAGAGATACACGAATACTTAACGGATCAAAAGATGGGTTTTGATTTGATCCTGCATTTGCATTTTTAATAGTCCAGCCGTATTGATAACCACGAATCTGAATACCTGTTCCCGATAGTGCTTGATTGACTGCTACGTTTTGATATAAAATTGAGCCACCATAGCTAAAAAGTATGGCTCCGTCTGCGGACCTTTGAACTGGGCAAGGTCCTCCTGTTGTACCACCCCAAATCATTCCGTTATGCTGAGTTAAACATCCCTGCCAACCTGTTTGGTTGATTATGTTTGAGGATGTTTGTATATCCTGAGCGTTACAGAAGAAGGAGAAGAACAGCCAAGACGCCAAGCCCAGCAGAAACTTTTTGCCAGAAACTTGCATTCGAATTCTCGCTTATAGGTTTAGGTTTACGATCTGGAGATGAATCCCAAATTCTCTTAGCATCCTCACCTATTCTACCATCGACTGGGCATGGGGTTCCAGCGTTCATCATGGCATCAAAAACTCGATCATCTTGACATAAAGTAGCCACGGCGGCCACTTTCATACCCATATCATATAGATTCTTTGCGAGTTTCAATCTTTCGCAATTCAAATCACGAACCATTGTACCGCCAGAGATACCTAGGATTTGAGTTTGTACTGCCCCACCCACTCCTACAGTGCATAAGTCATTATTCAAAACATTAAAAGACGGAGAGATTGCCGAAGCAGGAGGCGATCTCACCGTCGTGTCATTTACGCTATTGGAATTTGTTGTTACTGTGCTAGTGCTTTTAGAATCCGTGACTATCACATCAGATTGTGCTACTGCTAACGAAGACATAACAAAAAGTAGCACAAATGCTAGCTTTTTTGTCATGTTTTTTCCTTTTTCTACGACATACGTACTTATTTATCCTCGTTTACTGACGATCCAATCATCTTCACCGAGAAATTTTGGGCAAGAATTGAGTTGTTTCTCAGTTTCCCATAAAATTTTGTACAATTCTTGCTTTGCTGAATATTGAGTAAAGGAATCCATGTTAGGATCCCTTATATACATACCATAATCTTGAATTTTTTCAATCATACTTTCACTCGCTTTCATCTCCCCTCCATTCTTTTCCAGTTTCGTCTGTTAGTTTAAGGGGTCCAGAATAGTATGTATCCATGTAATGAAGTGTCCATCCATTTTCTTCAAGTTCTGAATGATCCATATATTGAATCTGCTCTTTTTCTTCTTCGGTCAATTCATCGCAAAAGTTATTAAACGACCAGCAGCCGTCATCGGCATTCATATCAGGATATTCTAAGTCTTCTGTGACATTAAAACCATGTTCATTTTTCAAATCGATATCGGGAAATTCCTCAGACTCGAATGATGCAGAACCCCAGCGCCAACCGTATTCTCGTTCAAACCAAAGTTTTCTCTCACCATCTTCTTTAAACCAATTCTCAATATCAGTAACGGATTTTTTCCAAATAGGTTCTAACGTATATCTCATGCTGCTTTCCCCCAAACATCTTCCCACCTCCCACTCAATGCACCTTTTGCATAATCGGTGGCTCGATTTTCAAAAAAGTTAGTGTGTGTTGGCGCATTAATCATTTCCTCAACCCAAGGCAAAGGATTCTTCTTTACTTTCATTATACCCTTGAGACCAAGACTAATAAGACGGCGATCAGTAATATAACGAATGTAACGCTTAACGTCATCAGCAGATAAATTATGCATATCGCCCATGCCGAATGATAAATCAATAAAACGATCTTCGAGTTCAACCATTCTTGTTGCAACAGTGTAGATTTGAGACTTGAGATCATCATTCCAAATTTCACGATTTTCCTCTATGTAAGTTCTAAACAATTTAATCATTGACTCGGCATGCATTGTTTCATCAACAATTGACCAAGTTACAATCTGACCCATACCCTTCATCTTTCCGTGTCGCGGAAAGTTTAACAACATAATAAATGAACTAAACAATTGCATGCCCTCAGTAAATGCAGAGAATAACGCTATATTCTTCGCAACAGATGCAGTGTTTACAAGCCCATTAGACCCATTCATAATATAATCATGTTTGTCTCGCATTTCTTGATATTCAAGAAACTGATTATATGTTGTCTCAGGTAAACCCAGTGTCTCAATCAAATGACTGTACGCGGCAATGTGCAATGCTTCTCTGGCTGCAAAGCCAGACAACATCATACGAATTTCAGGCTGAGGAAAATGAGGTAAGTAATTACGGACGTAACCGCCAGCAACGTCAATATCTCCCTGCGTAAAAAATCTAAAAATATTGATAAGAAATTCTTTTTCATTTTGAGTAAGTTTGTTTTTCCAATCTTTAACGTCTTCAATCATTGGCACTTCGGTATGTAGCCAATGGCTCTGTTCGTGTTTAAGCCAAGCTTCATAGGCCCATGGATATGTGAATGGCTTAAAATAATTTCTTTCATCTGTTAATTTGTATTGAGTTTTCTTAGCTGACATTTAATTTCCTCTGATGTAACTATTTCTATTCTTTTTTTAAGAAAGATTTTATTTAGTTCTTGTAGTAAACCATCAAGTGTTTTCGACTGTACAATGAATTCTTCTTTTGGTTCAGTGTGCCACGCATAGTATAAACCTTTTATTTCTTCAAGAAAAATTTTAACACTTTCTGGCTTCTGTTCCACTTCTTCAACTTCCTCATCACGTGATGCAAGTATTCTGTTTGTCATCAACATAATAATGATAGTCATAATGAATTCTAACATAAAAGCCTCTTAACACCAACTTTGTTTAGCGTCACCGAAATATTCTCTGGCAAAGCCGTTCTGAATCAGTAAGGCACGGAGACTTTGACCATTCAGTAAGATATCACCCAATACACGACCACCGAATTTATCCCATCCGTAAAGTACGACCTGTCTCTGCTGACTTTGATTGATAGCCTTCTTGGTGAACTCTGTGGCTGCCAATCCACGTTGTTTTTCTGATTCGCATTTGGCGAGGTGATTCTTTTCTGGAGTATCGACGCCGAAGACTCTAACTGCCAATTCTGGTTTAAGAGGCGCAGGTAGAAAAGGAGCAGAAATGACAACGGTATCGCCATCATTGACTCGAATAATCTGAGCGTCATAAATTACACCTTGTGGTGTTTTTTGCGCCCAGACTATAGCTGGAATTAGAAGCAAAGCAAAAATAAGTTTTTTCATATTGATTTCCTTAACTGTAATTGAAATTATTTGTAGCACCTAGATGCCATTTAGGATTTGTTTCTACCCTATAAATCTTTGTGCAGACTTTGAAATCTGGAAATTTCAAAGGTTCTGGATTCGATGCTGCATCTAAAAAGATTGTTCTATTGTTAGGTTGCGCAGCGAACTGTCCATTGTCTAACATAATGAAATTGAATGACTTATGATCTTCAGGCCACTCAGAATATGTAGTGTCAATAACATTTGAATCTGCGGAATAATTATCGACGGTAAATAGATATTCTCCACTGTACCAATTCTTGTCTTTACCATAAAACTTAGCAGTCAAGTTCGCAAGAAAAGATTTCTTGACTACTGTTATATCATGACTAAAGCAATCCCAAATCTGAAGAGTGTCTAGAGGAAGAAAGTCATCTTGAATTAAATTCTCATCTCTAGAAACATATGCATGCAACGGAAGCTTATCATACAATGCGCCATAGTTAGGTAGATATGATTCAATACGAAATGCTTGGCCTCGAATAGATTTTATTGAAACCCAAATGCAAGGTTCATACTCGCCAAAACCTTTTTCAAAATCGTACAGAAATTCTTTTCTAATGAAGCAATGTAGTGGTGGCAAGTTTGCTATTAGTTGTGCCATTTATTACCCCTCACACGCTAGACATTCTTCACCTTGCGCCAATGCTTTTAGATCGATCTCTTGAATTGCCTGCCGCTCAATTTTCTTTGCCACTTTATCTGCTTTGGCTAGTTTCTCACTTCGACAGTAGTACAATGTTTTAAGTCCACTCTTCCAAGCTTGAAAATGAACTGCATGCAAGTATTTAATATTCGCATCAGGCCTGAAAAATAGATTTAATGATTGTGCTTGATCGATGTATTGTTGTCTATCTGAGGCATGTTGAACTATCCATCTCTGATCAATTTCCATAGATGTTTTGAACACATCTTTTGTCCAATCATCCATCCAATCTAGGTGTTGCACTGAGCCATCATTGGCAATGATGCTGCTCCAGACTTCATCGTACCATCCATCGGGATGCGATTGAGATTCTTTTTTGATGATCTCGTCGAGATATCTGTTTTTATTTAAGAATGCTCCACTTAAAGTATCTTGCCTATATGCGTTTGCCCGATAAGGTTCAATGCTGGGGCTAGTATTTCCCATGAGAATACTGCTTGAGGCATTTGGAGCGATAGCCATAACATGGGCAAAGCGACGCCCAGTGCCAGCGCAATCAGGGGCTTCGCCGCGCTCTTTACCCAATTGCAAATTTGCGTCATGTAGTTTTTCCTTAATAGTTTTAAAAATGGATAGATTTCTTCCTACTGCCATGGCTGATTCCCATGGAAGGTTTTTCTTTTGTAGATATGCATGAAAACCGAGTGCGCCAACACCAATAGACCGTTCCATGCTAGCAGAATATTTTGCTCGTGATATGCTATCAGGAGCATTATCAATGAAATACTGTAGAACGTTATCAAGCATCTCTGCAATGTCCCGAAAAAAGGTTGGGTGATCTTTCCAAGCATCATAATACTCCAAGTTAACTGAGGATAGACAACACACTGCGGTTCTATCTTTGTCTGTGGGAAGAATAATTTCACTGCAAAGATTACTCTGCTTAATGCTTAGGCCTTTCTGCTTTTGAAACTCGGGCATATTATTATTGCTAGTGTCAATGAAATGAATGTAAGGCTCGCCAGTCAACATTCGAGTTTCAATAATCTTTTGCCAAAGTTCTCTAGCAGAGACCGTGTCACGAATTTCACCATTGTGTGGATCACGCAAATGCCAATCATCGCTTGCATTTGGATCCAACATAGAGTTTTCAATAATCTTCATGAAGTCATCTGTGATATTAATTCCGTGATGAAGATTAAGTGCCCTCATGTTCGGGTCGCCTGTTGGTTTCCGCATTTCAAGGAAGAGATGAATATCAGGGTGGGAAACATTAAGATATGCAGCATAAGAACCACGGCGAGTGCGACCTTGACGATAAGCCAGCGAGGAGGCATCGTAAGTGCGCAGGTGAGGCATAATGCCAACAGACTTATCATCAGCAGAACGAATGCCAAGACCGATTCCAATTCCGCCTCCTAACATTGAAAGCCAATTTACCTCTGAAAGACAGTCCACCAAACCTTCTGCACTATCGTGTAAGTATGGTAGAAAACATGAAATAGGCAGGCCACGACTACTACGCCCAAAAGACAAAATGGGAGTAGAATAGCTGAGCCAATGCTTACTACTGTACTCATATAACATCTGAGCGTGTTCCGGCGAGGAAGAGAATGCTTTTGAGACATACGCAAACCTTTCTTGTGGTGAATTTTCTTCTTCTTTCATATAGGATTCTTTTAACCTACGAAGTCCTAATTCATCAAAAAGAGAATCCCTAGAGTAGTCTACCTCTATTCCATGTACTGTGTTCATAGTTATTCCGATGCAAATTCTTGTGCTAGTGGGAAACAAAATGATATCACCTTTGCACACTCTTTTGCAATATCAATGTGTTCTTTTTGTGTACCATTTCCAGACCTGAGTTCTATATAGTGAACCCATGATCTCAATGT